TTATCCATTCAACAACCTAGCCTCTTCCTCTATCTCTTCCCAAGTAATATTATACTCCTTAACAACCTTACCAATCTTAAACGCATCCTCTGTACTATGAGGTGCTGGATTATCCCAATCATACATAGCTAAATAACTAACCAACCAGATACTCTCCCCATTATCATACTGAATGGTATCACCATCCAACTCAGCTTTAATACTATTTAACCTATATACCAAAGTGAACCTCAGCTTTCTCTTCCCAATACTCAGCTTCTTCTTCACTATTAGAACCTACTAAGTAGTCTAACGCTTGAAACTTTTCTACTAACTCATCCATACCACACTTAGGTAGATGGTCAGTAATAACATCAACCTCTTCAAAGTCTCGTTCAAGCTCATCCAAAGCCTCTACTTTATTTGACTCAATAATTTCTAACAATAACTCTTCCATTAATTTAACTCCCTTTATTTATACCTAAAGCTACGAATAATAATGCAGAAAGTCAAGTGTTTTTTTCAACTATTTTTAATTTATATCTCTGAATAACCACCATACGATAAGCAGGTGGATGATGGGGACAAGGGCTAGTAACATCATTGCTTTTCATTCCATAGTACCCACACGCATATACCACATAGAGTACAGAAAACAATTAACCCAAACCAATTTATATTACCATGTAGTACAGGGTTATCAATTAGTAAGTTCATTTATCATCTCCTCTTTACTCTTAACTCCTACCAAGCGATTGATTTCTTTTCCCTCTTCTTCTATTATAGTAGTAGGTATGGAACGAATGTTGTATTCGATGGCCAAGTCTCTATTCTCATCTCCATCGATAAACTCTATATCGTATCCCTCATTGGATAGCTCCTGCATTACAGGTTTAAATTGTTTACAAGGCCCACACCAGGTAGCTGAAAAGTATTTAGCTGTTTTCATTATATACTCCTTATTTTATCATTTATGATACCGAAAATATGTTAATTTCTATAGGGAACTAAAACCAGTCTCGATTTAAAAACAGGTATGGAGCGCCTGTCATCTTGACATACTTTTGCGATTCACGACTTATTGCCCCCGGTAGCCTCTCAGCCTGACATTTTGTCAAGCTTCTCCTACTATCATGTACTTACTCCAAAAGTGTCTCTCCAACATAATCGCTGAGGTTACGACACCCACGAACTCCTCATCCTCTTTTAGTAGGAATGGGATTGTTTCATTACTATTCCAAAGCTGAATCATCTCTTCCTCTATTACATCTAACATGTTTACTCCGTTTATCTTATATAGTAGTTCATCCATACCTATAAATAGTATGGAGCTAATTATTTTTTAGCGTACCGCTGAAATCATGAGGTGTGGGGAGACTCTTATTGACATTGGAAGTCCCCACACCATAGTTGTTTGTCCATCGGGCTTTAAACCGTTTGTCACCACCCATCGTCTACATCGTATTTAATCGGGTCGTTTTTTGGCTACTCAACTCAACTTTGTGAAATGGTGGGGACTCGAACCCCACAGCCACTCAACCAAAACTCAAGTAATCAGCTCTTCGTTTCTCATGACTCCAATAGACTCAAGAGGTGATTAGTCTCTCTCAACGCCCTTCATTCCAATTCTTAATTATCTTATCTCATCTTACCCTTAAAGCTACGAATAATATATGACAAAGTCAAGCTTTATTTTCACTTTTTTTAAAAAAAGCTTAGCTCCCCAGGCATGCGAACCAGTTAAAATCTATATAATGCTTGACTTTTAGCGGATTTATTCGTAATATAGGGGGTGGTAAATTTAGGATTTGCTACTGAATAGGTTACCTACAGCCTTTTTTAGCTGCTTTACGTTCTGTGGTGTATCTACTTTGAGTCGTTTACCCTTCATAATGAAGAAGCAATTGAAGCATAAGGCTCTTAAATTGGCTAAATCCTTGTTAGTACCATCATCATCCATGTAATCCAACATCAGCGGTTTAGACATATCTGACGCTCTGTATTCACTATACCCACAATTACCACAACATTCCTCTAAGTACCCCTCACGAAAACATCGGTGAAGTAGTTTAGTATCAGAATAGCTCGGATGTTTACCAGAAAAGATTTCAGCTAACTCAATAGGCTTAAACCCTCCTGTACTACTCATTCTGACACCTTGTGAGGAACTGAGAGGTTGCCATACCTCATACAATTTAGCGTACTTCTTGAAGGTATTATACGCTATATCTAATAGTTGTGAGGCTTGTCTCATACTCTGAGTCTCATTAATCGCCCAAACTATCTTACTTTTACTTACTTTAGCCATAAAAAGCTCCTATTCTGTCATTTTGACACATCTAATATATCATTAACTATGGTCGTCAAAGTCTGTCATAAAGACATAGACGCTGTATATAATTTGATATATGATCGTTTAATATGTTAGAAATAAGTATCTAAGTGTGTCAAAAAGGGGGTAATTGTGGGGGATTAGGTGTTTTCCCACCAGAGATAACAGAAGTATATAACCACTAGCCAAATAAACCCTATCTCAACTATCTCGTGTATACTTATCGTAATCTCTCTTTCGTTGAAGTAAATTCATAGGTTGGTGAGGTTTGGTTGTGATGATGTGATATAGGGTACTTAAAGCGGCTAGAATAGGTATTAATAGCAGTATTATGTATATAATATAAAGTTTCCACATACTAATAAATATGTGTTAAATGGGGAATTTGGTTAGAGGGGAGCGGTTTAGTCTCCCCTCTACTTCAGAACTTACTCTACTTACTGAACTACTATAGGTAAATTATATTTTACTATAACATTAGTTCCATTCTGTTTAGCTGGAACGAACTCTAATCTTTTTACTGCATCTATTATAGTATTATTTAGTTTGATATCGAATGTATCTGATATGATTGGATTAACCACCCTACCTTGTTTATCTACATAGAAGATTATATTTATCTTACCGCTAGTAGTTGGTATGTAGTTCTCAAAGTCGATGTGTAACTGATTCTTCATTTGAGGTTCATGGGTATTAGGTATGTCCTTAGCCACGATGGAACCGATTAGGATTAAGGATATTAAGGATTTCACTTATTTTCTCCACTTTATTAAGGTTATAGGTTATGAGAGTTAAATTACTAACCTCTCGCACTATATATATCTTAAAAAGTAAAAAAAATACAAAGTTTTTTGTTAGAAATGTGTTAGTTTTTGATGTATTTATCTATTCCAAGGATTGAATGGATTTATGCTAACCAAAACCCAAAGAACTATGATAACTACCATTATTAACTTACCCATTCTTTGGATGAGCTCTAACAATGTACTCTTCCTTTCTTAACTTAGCTAGTTGTGTAGGAACATAACGAACCGAGATTGTCTCCCATCTATGATGATTCCTACAATACAATCCATAGTCATTATGGAGTTCAAGCGTCTGTGTTGTAGTATAGTAGTGTTTCTCTCCTTTACTATCGACTACGGGTACTCCCTCGTACTCGTGAGGCTTAGGTTGTATCTCTATTGGCAGACAGCTAAATAGTATTAAGCATGCCGCTGGTAGGAGTATCCTCATTTCACTCTCCTACATTCCCTATTTGAGAAGTAGTAGTCCTCAAATTCTACGTTTATGTGGTCGTGGATAAGGCTCTCTTGTGATTCGGTGAGCTTCTTTACCTTTATTCTTTCGATGAGTTTCTTTATCTTTTCTCTCATAACTTTTCTCCGCACCGAGCATTTCCTCTAATTCGGAAGGCTCTATGTAATACATTTAAGTAAAACTAAATGGTGAAATCTCGTTAGAGATTTTACCTATGGTGTCAAAGAAATTAAGTGTCACGCGTATTCGACACGCGTCTTCGGTGTCAACATTCTCTGACACCCTCTAAAAATATATATATTGTTTGTGAAAAAAGAATTAGTTATTTAAGAATAAATCGTATATTTGTTTAAAAAATAACCCTATAAAACCGGCACCGATAGTCATTCTCCACTTCTGTGAGTCTTGTCTATGTCGTGTGTTCTCTTTTGTTTCAGCCCACAAGCCTTGATTGGGATTGAACAAATTTTCCTTAATAAATTTGAGTGTTTCTTCTGTTCTAAGATGAGCGGTTTCCATATCTGTGTTTAGTTTTTCTATATCTTCTTTGAGTCCATCTATCTTCAGGTGTACAATCTCAAATTCCTTTCGGTCATTTTGATTCATTTTATCCAATCTCCTTTGAGTTATAGTCTTGCAAGTTTCTAACTATAAATAAGTATATAGTAAGTTAGTTAATCACCAACTTTTATCTTATTTACTTTTATATTTCTTTTCTTACGAGGTTGTGGTTTAGTTTGATTCTCTAGTCTGAATATCTCTTCCTTTAATGAATCTCTTACGAATATATGGTGTGATATCTCAGCATCCATTTCAGCTACTTTGGATTGTGTCAGCCAACTACATAGTACGAATCCAGCTACTACACCTATTAATATTCCTAACCATACCCAGCCTATTATTGCTATTTCCATTACTTACTCCTTACATTAATTTTTCAATACGAACTCTTATGTGCTGTAATATCATCAATATTATGTTCGTTACCGTTTTTATCTTTGAACGTCTTTGGTAACTCCTCATAATCATATTTTGGAAACTTACCATGTGCTGTCATACTACCCTTTTCTCTATATGGTGGGCAGTCACTTAAATCACACTCATCCCATTGAACCCACTCATCAATTTGTACCATAGGTTTACATTCATTAAATAAATGTCTTTGTGATAATATAATTTTCATTCTTCCTCATCCAATATTTCTGCATTCTCATGAACCACTACAACACTACCACTCTCTTCCGATGGTGTTTGTTCGTAGTCTATTCTCATTTGGATAGCTTCAGCCTCTATCTCAGCTGCTAGTATCTCCAATTCTTTTTTCTGTTCTTTTGTCAATTTACTCATCATTACTCTGTGTTATGGGTACATCTACATCCAAATAAGTCTCCTCATCTTTCCACCATTGTATTTGCTCCGATGATGGTTTCCTTTCAAAAGCCTGTTGGTTTAAATTATACTCTTGTTTTGACAACACCTTGTACAAGCTATCGAATGTATCCCTATCTACGAATTGTTTTCGTGATACAAAATATTCTACTGCATGATTTAGACTTTCTGCCTCTATTGTATTAACTATTTCATAACTTTTGTCTATCATAACATATAACATAATAATAACTCCTTAATCAAATATTACATAAAATTCACCGATTACTTCTTCACTTTTCCAATCATCATACCAACCATAGAATATAGTAGCAGTATCTCCTCTCATATTTCTTGTAGGAGCTAACATGGTGTTTACCTCACCATCCATATTACTATAAGAAGCACCATTGATTATAGGGACTGTATGTCCTTCAAACCAATCTATATGCGTTGTGTCATATCCAATGTATGTTCCGTTATCGTTTAGTCCTGTATTTGCTACAAAATAACCGAAGTCATCTCCTATAATCCAATAATGATTACTTCCCCATCCAAATTTTAGTACATTTACACTTTCTCCATCTCTATAAACATTACCACTAATTCTATGAGGAGTTTGCCACTTCGTTGTATCTAATGTTAGATGATAATAACCATTAATATCTTTTTCCATACGAGCATCTAATACAAACTCTATCGTAGATAGTTCTGGCTCAAAGGGTAGTGAACACCCTACAAATAGATTAAATCCTGTTAGGCTTATTAGTCCATAACTTACCAGTCTTTTTATTCCTTTTAGACTCATTACTTAATTCCTTCCATTTTTTCTTTTGTTTCTTTGGTTTTCTTTTTGGTTTAATTTTTTCTTCAAATGCTTCATCTTCTAACTCTTCTAAATATCTATAATCCACCATTAACTTACTCCTAAAGCTACGAACAAAATGGTATATAAGTCAAGACCTAATTTTCCATTTTGATATTAATTTTACAAACTCTTCTACTGAATAAGACTGATTCTTTTCATCTACTATTTTGACTGTTTCTACCAAAGGTGATTCACTCATAACTATTGTATTTAATGCTTTAAAACCAGCTCCTGTATAAAATGTTCCAAAGGATTCTTCTCCCAAAGTATTCTCATCCCAAATGGCGTTTTTGGAATCTCCCTCTAATAATATATAGTATGTCATTTCTTCAAAATGTTATTTTTTATATAGTCTATCACATCACCCTTTGGATTCCAACCTAATACATCTCTAGCTTTCGTATCGGTATTTAATGTGTTTCTCATCTCACCAGGTCTCTTGTCTATATATTCGATTGGATAATCACCAAAAGCACTAGCTATTTCATTTACTGAATAGTTTTTACCCCTACCCAATTCAAATGTTTCTCCAATAGTTTCAGACATATACAAAGACTTAGCACACCTCATCAACCCATCCACAATGTCATCTACATGAGTAAAGTCTCTTCGTTGTTCTCCATCACCTGTAATAGTTAAAGGTTGGTTACTATTATACAGTCTTTCAAAGATACCGATAAGCGTACAATAAGCCCCTTCAGTAAGCTGGTATTTACCATAAACATTATAGAACCTACAGATAGATATTGGTGTGCTGTAAACCTTTGAATACATTTTACACAACTCCTCGCCATAAAATTTGGACAATGTATACGGATTAGAATAGATGTCACCAACAACAGATGATGAACCAGCATACACTACGGGTACATTCTTACTTCTAGCATAATCTAATACATGTATCATACTATTTACATTATTTTTCATAGTATGTAATGGATTCTGTATTGATGGTAGTATCCTAGCTTTAGCTGCTAAATGATATATAATGTCTGGTTTTTCCATCTTTACATATTCTAAAGGATGTTCTTGTAAATCAACATTGTGATATTCACAAAAAGAATGTTCATTCTCTTTTTTACCTGTAGAATAGTTATCTACAGATATCACTTCATGTTCTTGTTGATGTAGTTTTTCTATTAGGTTAGAACCTATGAATCCTACTCCTCCTGTAACTAAAGTTCGCATAATATTTTCTCCTTAAATTCTACTATACCACCAGCCAAATTTACTTCCCAATCTTCATGAGCTTGTTCATCTGCGCCATCAGTAATATACTTAAAAGATATAAATGGTACATCATAATTGAAACATACTTTAGCAAGAGCATACGCTTCCATGTCCACTACTTCACCGTAATACTGACTTTTATCTTCTACGAAGTTATCTCCACTACCACAAGTTGCTTTTCTACCAATAGGATTGAAGTTACTTTTTGATTCTATTGTGATTGGTGGATTATCTTCAAAGGGAGTTTCGCCCCTCATAAATCCAATACCGGTAACATCCATGTCTCGTTGAATAAATTTAGTACAATCTACCAATGTTTTCTTTTTAATTTTACGAGAACCAGCAGTACCATAGTTAATTATTAAATCATATGGTATATGTGAGCCAAACTTACCAAACTTCCGTGTAAGTGCAAATGTAGCATTTACCTTACCAACTCCTGTATAGAGAACATCATAATCATTTAACTGACCTTGTGCTTCTATTTCAAGAGCGCTGACTATTAGTATATTTTTTTTATTCATATGTAACCAATGACTTGACATTTAAATCAAAAATACTATCTCTAGGTACATATTTTAAATCAATTAATACTATATTACCAACAACATCATATCCTGATTTTTTAGCTAACCAATTAGTAGCCTGTAATGTACCACCGGTAGCTAGTACATCATCTACTATTACCACCTCACCGTCTCCGTCTCTCATCTCTAAAGTAGCAGTACCATACTCTAAATTATATTGCTGTTGATTTTTTGGTGAGGGTAACTTATTCTTCTTTCTACATAACACTACTCCACCACCATAATATATGGATAATGCAGAAGCGAATATAAACCCACGAGCATCTACGCCAACCCAATAATTTGGCAATCTAACCCTACTACCCATATCTCTTATTACGTTTTTAAACACCACCTCATCTGCTAACAATGGTGATATATCTTTGAAACTAATCCCTTCTTGTGGAAAGTCTATGACTTCTGTTATATAGTTTTTATACGACATTAATTAACTCCTTTTCATATGAGTCCAATGAATTTATATGAAACTTGAATATATCATACTCCATCACACCTATTTCACCACTTTGCTGTATTATTTCTGATAAGTTTACTATTGTCTGAAAGTTATTAGCATTCAACATACGACAGTCAAACTCGATAATTATATCATTACCCAAATCCGATGGCTTTGAGTTGCCATACATGAATATCTTTTCATCTAAGTTAAATTGGGTATCTTGTTGTTCTTCTTTTCTATACTCACTCATATAATCTGAGCCAAAGTCTAAGTATATCTTACTACACCAAGGTTCTAACTCTCTTAATAGGTTCTTATCACAATTGTAAGCTACAAACCCTATATCATATTTAGGTGGAACTATCGGTTTAAGATACTCATCGTGCTTAACCATATGTCCCCACTTACGAATGAAGTTACGAGTGCTCCTTAGATTCTGAGCCAGCCACTCCGATGATTCTCTACCCTTCATAAACACTTGACCAGCTGGATTTCTCATAGCCCCATCCTTAAATCTACTACCTCTACAAGTCATATGGTATACAAACCCTTGCCAAGTCTGTATTGTCTCATAACCAGCCAACTGAAACCTATTGAAGATATCAGAGTCCTCTTTGGATTGTGGAGCATACAAAGGATCGTGCCCACCTATGGCTTGAAAGTCATCTTTGTATATAGCCCAAGGTGCAAATATACCTTCGGTAAGTTTATCATCACCAGTTTGTTCTTCTTCATCAATGAATCTTAACAACTCTTTTTCCTTAAACTCTTCAGGTTCTATACCATAATCCATTAGTATCTTCTCAGGACCATCAGGATGTAGTGGTGGTTCTATGCGTGTGGCTGAAACAACCTTCCCACGCTGTAGATGTTTGAGAACTTCCACATCCATATTAGGGCAAGCATACATATCCGCATGATATATCATCACGATGTCGTTTGTAGCCAGATCTACTAACCTATCATACAGTATGGTATGTCCTAACCTATCAGGCCCATCGTTTCTCATTATCTGTACGTTTTCGTCTTTTCTCATTATCTTATTCATCCAATCCCAAGTCCCATCGTCTGAGAAATCATCAGCCCAACATATCTCATGTTCAGGTCCCAAGTTCTTTCTAATACTATTGTAAGACCATTGTAGATATTTTAGGTTGTTTCTACTTGGTTGTATAAAACTTATCTTTTTCATATTTTTCTTCCATAACCTTTCTAACTCTGTGTAATAATAGTCTGGTTTAACTTTAGCATTATGTTTGTCTATGGTATATAACTCATCTATATCATACACACTTTCCAAATCAATAAGACTTAGTTCACCACTCTTTGTTCTTATAATATTTATCGAGACCAAATCGTAAAAGAACATTTTTTTTTCATTTACCAAAGATAGTACCTTTTGATAAAACTCATCGGGAACTTTATCAAACTCTGAACCTATTATTTCTCCTAACTCACACACATAACCAACTATATCATCTCCATCTACTATTAGTGATTGTAGTGCTGGGGCAACCTCATCGAAGAAACCAGCTTCAAGTGCTTTTACAAAGTTCTCTCTACGACAATAGTCCTTATCAAATATCTTATAATAAACACCATCCCCCTTTAAAACCATTCTACCATGATTTACACCATCAACAACCCTACCAGCTTTGTTTAGTATTACACCAAGAGAACCTAAATCTATATCTTTTAAATTTATTCTATTCATATCCAAATTCTTTATACTCCATGTCTTTAGAGGATAAAGTCACCTCATCTTTGTCACTCACATTCCAGTTAATATCTATGTTCTTATCATTCCAAATAAATCCTCTGTAATCTTCTGGCATATAATATTGGTCTGTTTTGTAATAAACTATTGTATCATCTTTTAATGTTTTGTATCCGTGAGCAAATCCTCTTGGTATCCATAACTGATGTTTGTTTTCTTCGCTTAAATCAGCAGATACCCATTGTTTAAAGGTATCAGAGTCTTCTCTAACATCAACTACCACATCTAATATAGAACCCTTAATACAACTGACAAGCTTAGCTTGATAATACTTTTCCTGATAATGCATCCCCCTTACTGTGTTCTTCTTTGAATTGTATGCTACATTATCTTGTACAAAATTATTTGGAAATTCTAAAGAGCTCCATCTTTTAGAGTTATAACCTTCATAAAGATAACCCCTATTGTCATAAAATACATCTGGTATAATTAAAAATACACCCTTTATTGCCAATTCTTGAATTTTCATGTTAATCTCTACAAATATGATATTATGCTTCTCAAATGAGGATTCATAATATTATCTACTTTTAATAACTCTTTTAATTGATACATACTCAGCCATATAAAGTTATCTGGTATTTTTGAAACATCATTCGTTTCTACAAGCATATTTTTTACTCTCTTTTTGTAAAACCTTCCACCATCTTCTGGATACCAATGTTCGAACTTAACTATACCTTTTTGTTCATTACCATCAAAGTATTCTGAGAATAAAGGTTTTCTACCACTATGAAGTTTATTTAAATTATCATAAGTTACCTGAAGAGTAGGAGACAATAAAACCTCACCATAATTACCTGGTTCAAACTTAGCCTCTATGAGATAAAGTGGAGTTCCTTTTGTATCTAATTGTCTAACTAACCCAACAACACTAGCTTCAGTTCCTTGGTCTACCATTGGTTGATTCCAACCTTTACCGGACTCTCTAATATTGGTTTTAGTCTTAACACCTATAACTTTGAAAAATCCACCAGTTTTGTGTTCAAAGTTTCCGGTTTTATCATTGATACCCCAACCATCATTTACATCATTCAAATTAATCTCTGTAACTTCTGCTGGTAAATTGTCTTTTATATTCTGCAACCAATTTAAAACATCACTAATACTTCCATCTGAATTTATACATTCTAAAAAATGGTCTAGTCTTTGTTCCACATTATCATCTATTTCTTCTATCAGATTTAATATCTGACTCTTTAATTCAATCGACATACTTCTCCTTATATATTTTTATATTATCTTCGGATGTTTTATTTGTGTTGATATCAGTTTTTACATATTCCACCTCATAATGTATATCACCAAAATCTATTTTTTTACCAAATATATTTACAACCTCTTCGATAGTTATATCACCATTAGATCTTAAAACCTTTGTACCATTCTGATTAGCATTAACCGCGTCTAAAATATCTTCGTATAAAATATAATTCATAATCGTATTCTTTGTTACAGCCACATCATCTCCACTTATTATTTTTTGAAATGTATTCTTTTTCATTTCCTTTCCTAATAATCCAGATGGTCTTAATATTAAATATTCATCACAAAGCTCTTTTACAATTATTTCTGATAATCTTTTGGTTACACCATAGGGTGAATCTTTCGCCTCATCAATAGATGATATATAGACAAATTTTTTATGTGGAATACTTATCAAATCTCTTGTTAAAAAAACATTATCCTTAAATAAATCTAACCCAACATTACTCCAATTAGAATGCTGAACAGAACCAGCACAATGTATTATCAAATCATATGGTTTGTATGCATATCCAGAACCATCTGGCGCCCAATTCTTTTCTTTCGGAAAATTTTTCACATTACTTCCTCTAACAAATTCGTCACACTCTGAAAATTGTTTTGAAAGCCATTTTCCTAATCCACTATTTGCACCCGTAATTAAAACTTTCATTTTTTATCCTCTGGAAAAACTTCTATACATAGAACATTACTATCGTTAATAATTAACATTCTACCATCAACAGTAGACATCTTAGTATATTGTCCTTGTTTTATTGTTTCTGGCATTATACCAGAAAAGGTTCTTTTTATCCCATCTTTAAAATGTATAATTTGAGTTACTGACTCACATTCTAAAAAATAACTTGTACTTATAGATGGTTTTAAATCAGTTTTATTTGATTCATTCATACTATTCCTCCATAATATCCACCAATCTTAAAAGGTATCTTCATATTAATTGATGTATGTTCACTTGGTTTATATCTTGATTTGGGTATAACTCTAAAATCAAAACTTACTCTTGTTATAGATGTTTTATTTATTTTATTCCCATGTGTTAAAAAACTACCACGCCATTCAGTGCATTCTCCGTAATCAGATTCAAATGGTGTATAATCTCCCTTATCTTCTTCTGTTTCAGCCCATAATGTATTTGTTCCATACGATTCAGTTAGAGGAACAAAGTAATTTAATTCTCTGACTTCTTTAGCCCATTTTTCATTTCTGTAATGTTTATCCTTATGAAATTCTCCAACAGCTATGTTATTAGGTAAATGTATTCTTATATCTGGAAGTTCTTGATAAATTATCTCTTCTCCAAACCTTGGCTTTATAACATCTTCTAAAAATTTTAAATATAAATCTTTGATAGAAGAATCCTCTCTCCATCTTTTGTAATAAATTTGATTCCAATGCATATACATATCTTCTTCTCTTGTCAAAACAGGATATTTTTTTTCGTTATGTAATGTTGTTAAATCATCAGTATTTAACCATCTACAAAATAAAGATTTAAAATCATATTTTTTTATATCATAATTGAATTTAAACATAATTTTCTCCTTGCAAATCGTGTATTTCGCCTGTATTTTTATCGGTTATTTGCATCTTTTGTCTATTTTTTATGTGGTGTGTTAAATTACAATCTTCCCAAGCCTTCTGTCTTAACTCTTCAAGTTTTTGAGGTGGTATTGATGTATTTATCATATTTGCCTTAGTCCATTGCATTCTATCAATATCGTAGTCTTTCGGAAGTTGTCCATTATTCATAACCTGATCGAACATTGGTGTTCCTGGCAATGGCATAACCAAAAAGAAGTTTGAAGCATCCAATCCATAAGTCATATTTTTTTTAGCAAAATCTACAGTTTGTTTTATTTCTTTCTCTGTTTCATCTGGAAAACCTACCATATAATTTGCTGCTACTCTCATACCTACTCTTTTTATTTCTTTTACTAAATTCTTAACATCAAAATCTTCAACTTTCCATTTATTAGAACACCATTTTTTTACTATTCTATGATTAGCTGATTCAAACGGTAGTACAATATCCCTAAACCCAGCCTCAGCTAATAATTCAATCACTTCTATATCTGGTTTACCTTTTTTAGTAAGATGAATTACATTAACGCCATTTACATCTAATATTTCTAAACCTAACCCTATAATCTTTTTTAACATTTTTATGGCTCTTCTCTTCATACCAAATATCGAATCATCCTCAACAAATACTTGTTTAGCTCCTATAACATCTCTCAAATATATTAACTCATCCAAAACTCTCTCATCTGATTTTATTCGGAATCTACCTATCTCACCGCTCAATGAACCCTTAGTCTCATCTGCTATATGACAATACGAACAAGCAAAGGGACACCCTAAAGATGTCATCATGGATACATATCTTAATTCCTCATCATCTTCAAAGTGACCACCATGTGGTCTACCAATTTCCCAATATCTTTCATTGGGTAATAAATCCCAAGCTGGCATCGGTAGCTCATCTAAATTCATAATCACTCTCCCCAAATGAGAAGTGTTAATGGTCTTTTCATTTTTTCTGAATAATATTTTTGGAACCGAACTCCAATCTCTGCTACCACTTCTATAGACTTTCATGATTTCTTGAATAGTAAGTTCTGACTCTGAAGTACATACCATATCAAAACCAACATCTAAAAATACATCATATCTAGCTCTAGCATTTACACCACCAGAGAATAATATCTTTTCAGGAAAATGTTCTTTTATTAAACGACAACAATGTAGAACCATAGTTTCTTGTAAAGAAAAAATTGATGTAATCCCAATAAAGTCAAAGTCTTTTGCCACATTCAAAATTCTTTCATCTGTAACTCCAGTTCTTAACAATCCAGTTTTTAGTTTTGTAGGATTGAAAAAGAATTTGTTAAAATCATCATCGTCATTACCGACACAAGCATCGTAAACCTCTACATCAACACCTATATCTCTTAAAGCCCCACCCAACATTGGATATGCTAGTGAACCATTGGGTTTGCATAAAGTATCAGACCAATTTTGTTCCGGTGGGTATAAAAGTAAAACTCTTGGTTCGTTCAACACTTATTCTAGTTCCCCTTCGTAGTTACCCTTCAAATATTCTATGAAAGATTCCGGTTGTTGTGATAATTGTTCTCTTACATCTTTATCTATTAAATGATTCTCATCCATAATTTCTGTTAACTCTACATTAAGTTCTTTTGCTTTTTTCCTATCAACTCTGGTAATTCTATCTCTGGAACCAGCGTAATGGTGGTAAACTAAATCATCGTATATCCCAAAATATAATGAATGCAAATTAATTTTATTAGACCTTTCTAAAGCGTACCAATCTACATTACTTTCTTTAAACCATTTAATAAGTAAACCCCACCAGTTTGAGTGCCCATCCTCTGACATCTCTCCCATTGCTAAATCCAATCTCTGGTTTAAATACTCTCCACGAAAAGCATAGAATGCTGGATGCGGTGCTCTGTAATTCAAATCCCATTCATGTTGTGGTTCGTGAATAGCAATGAACTTCTTAT